TAATGGCACTTGCAACATATTCAGATTTAAAAACATCTATAGCAAATTGGTTAAACAGATCAGATTTAACAACTGAAATATCAGAAGATTTTATTGTTCTTGCAGAAAAAGATTTTAATTCTAAATTAAGAATTAGAAAAATGAACTCAACTGATAGTTCTTTTACTATTGATGCAGAAACCAAAGCATTACCAAGTGGATTTTTACAAGTAAGAGATTTTTATATTTTACAAGGTGGAACTAAATATGCTTTAAAATATATAACTCCAGCTCAAATGGATCAAATAAAAGGTGGCTCAACATCTGGAATGCCAAGTACATTTACAATACTTGGAGATAACTTTAGATTTGCACCATCTCCAGATACTTCTTACACAGGAGTTATAAATTATTACAAAGAATTTGATGCTTTATCAGATTCAAATACGTCTAATTATATTTTAACTAATCATCCTGCTATATATTTATATGGATCATTATATCATGCTGCTAATTTTTTAGGTGGTATTGAGCCAAGACAAGTTCAACAATGGCAACAAATGTATGTAACTTCTATGGAAAGACTTGAGAGAAATGATAGAGAAGATCAGTATGGAAACGCACCTTTACAACAAAGAGGTGATGTAACTGTTGCAGGTTCATTTAATGATGTATCTAAATTTGTAACAAATAATAACCAATAGGATTATAATGCAAATACCCTTTGGAGAATGGCTACCTGACCAACCAGAACATAATAATCCTGGTGCAAACATTGCCAACAATGTGTATTTTGCAAGACAATCTTATAAACGATTTCCTTCATTAGTTAATTATTCATCCAATAATATTGGTGCAAACAGTAGAGGTGCAGGTTCTTTTAGAGATAACTCAAATACTGTATTTAACTTTGTTGCAACTAATACAGATTTATATCAATTAGCTGGTGGAACTTTTACATCTAAAAAAGCAAGTCTAACAGGTGGTAATACAGATTTTTGGACATTTACACAATTTGGAAATTATGTAATAGCAAGTAATGGTGTTGATACACCTCAATATTTTTTAATGGGTACTTCAACTAACTTTGCAAATCTATCTTCAATAACTACAAGTGGAACATTACCAAATTTTAGAGTCTCAGGTGTAGTTAGAGATTTTTTAGTAACAGGAAATCATACTAACGCATCTAATAGAATTCAATGGTCAGGAATAAATGATATTGCAACTTGGGCAGCTGGAACTAAACAATCAGACTTGCAAGACCTACCAGGTTCAGGTGGACAAATAACTCATATAACTTCTGGAGAGATTGGATATGTATTTAGACAAAACCAAATTATTCGTATGGACTATGTTGGTGGTGCAACAGTATTTAGATTATCAGTAATCTCACCTAATAGAGGAGCTGTTTATGGAAGAACAGTTTGCCAAGATAATCGTAGAGTATTCTTTTATGCAGACGATGGATTCTTTGAAATTAATGGCGATCAAGTTATTTCAATCGGTGCAGAAAAAGTAAATAGATTTTTTGATATTGATTTAAACAAAGCATTTAGTGATCGTATTTGTGCAGCGGTAGATCCATTTAATCAACTAGCTATGTGGTTATATCCTAGTGCAGACGATACTGCGAATACTACAGGTATCTGTGATAAAATATTAATTTATAATTATGCAACACAAAAATGGTCAAGTGCAGAAGCTAGTGCAAGTACAATATTTTCTCAATTTGTTGGTGCTTACACAGTTGAATTAATGGATATTATATCTCAAAACTTAGATCAAATTAATATTGCATTAGATACAGATTTTTGGTCAGGTGGACAACTGTTACTTGGTGCAATAGATAATAATTATAAAGCTGCTATTTTTTCAGGAACAGCAAATGTTGGAGAAATAGAAACTTCAGAATTAGAGTTGTTTCCTGGTACAAGATCAAATATAATAGGAGTAAGACCTATTGTAGATGCAGAAGCAACAGTTACTATTAAAACTAGAGATAAACTTGCCGACAATGTTGTAACATCTTCTGTTGCTAATATGAATACTTCAGGCATAAATCCAGTTAGACAATCTGGTAGATATGTTAAATTTAATGTAAAAATACCAAGTGGAGGTGCTTGGAAAGATGCTCAAGGAATAGATATTGTTGCATCAAAATCAGGCTTGAGATGACAGATAAAACTGATATAGATAATGTAAGATATAGTTTTGAAACACAAGAATTTTTTCAAAGACAAATTGAAGAAGCAATCAATTCATTGATTAATGAAAAAAATCAAGAAAACAATAAAGCGTATGCTTGGTTTATAGGAGATTAAATGGCAGGAATAAAAGATTACTCAACAACAAATTTAAATAACACAGACTTAAATGGTATTTCAGTTGCGGAAGGAATGTTACCTTCTCAACTTAATAATGCAATTAGAGCATTAATGGTTAATACTAGATCATGGTTTAATGATTCTCAATGGGTAGAGTATGGAGATGGTGATGGTGCTTATACTGCTGCTTACGTATCAGCTACTTCTTTTACAATTGCTGGTGTTGATGTAACTCCAATTTACCATGAAGGTAGAAGAATTAAATTAACAGCTAGTACACCTGGCACAATTTTTGGAACAATTAGTTCATCATCTTTTTCAACAAATACTACAATCAATGTAACTTGGGATAGTGGTTCATTATCTAATGAAGCTATCACTAGAGTTTATATTGGTGCATTATCAAAAACAAATAACTCTTTACCAACTGGTGTAATTGCTACTGCAACTTTAGCAGATGGTTCAGTTACTACAATCAAGATTGCTGATAGTGCTGTTACTACTGCAAAAATAAATGATGCTGCTGTAACTAATGCTAAACTTGGTGCAGACTCTGTTAATGGTTCTAAAATTGCAGATGACAGTATAAACTCAGAACATTATGTTGATGGTTCAATAGATACAGCTCATATTGCAGACTCACAAATTACAACTGCTAAAATTGCAAACTCAAATGTAACTACAGCAAAAGTTGCAGACAGTAATATTACCACAGCAAAATTAGCTGATAGTAATGTAACTACAGCTAAGATAGCAGATTCAAATGTCACAACAGCTAAAATTGCTGCTGATGCAGTTGATGGAACTAAAATAGCTGACGATAGTATTAATAGTGAGCATTATGTAGATGGATCTATAGACACACAACATATTGCTGATTCTCAAATCACTACTGCAAAAATTACTGACTCTAATGTAACAACTGCTAAAATTGCCGATTCAAATGTTACGACTGCAAAGATAGCAGATAGCAATATTACTACTGCTAAAATAAATAATGATGCTGTTACAATAGATAAAATTGCAGATGCAGTTATTGTAACTAATGCTGAAGCATCAGGTCATACACCAGATGATTCTACATTCTTAACTACGTCAGCAAGTGATAGTTTATATTTTAGACAAGATAGTTCTGAAACAATTAACTCAGGTCAAACTTGGTCTGGTTCAGATTCTTTTATTGCAACTACTGCTGCTATTGATGCTAGAGTAATTGATTTAGTAGATGATGTTGGAGGATTTTTCCCAATATCAAGCGAAACAAATTTTCCAAATACAAATCCAGATGTAAATGATGGTGCTGGTACAATTGTATCTATAAAAGAAATGGGAACTACAAGAACTCCAAGTGGAGGAACAGTTAGTATTTCTGGTGGTACAGTTGGTGGATCAACTGTAACAATTACAGGATGTGGTTCTACAGTTTTAACTTCTGGTTTTGGTGTGCTTGTTGAAACAACAACTACATTAAATACTTACACTTTTCATAGATTAGTTCCAAAGGCAACTGAAGTTACAACTGTCGCAGGTATATCAGGAAATATTACAACTGTTGCAAATGATGAAACTGATATTGGTGTTGTTGCTGGTTTATCTAGTGATATTCAAAGTCTAGCAAATATTGAAGATGGAACAACTGCAACAAACGCAATATCAAATGTTGGAAATAATATTAGTTCAGTAACCACAACAGCTGCTAATATAACTGGTGTAAATTCTTTTGCAGAAAGATATAGAGTAGCATCAAGCAATCCAACTACTTCATTAGATGAGGGAGATTTAGTATTTAATACTTCAGACAATAATTTAAAATTTTATAATGGAACTTCTTGGACTTCTATTGCACCAGGAATAGCAAATGTTGTTGATGATAGCACTCCACAACTTGGTGGAAACTTAGATTTAAATTCAAATAACATAACTGGTACTGGTAATTTAGATATAGCTAATGGTACAATAAAATTAGATGGTAACTATCCAACAGGAACAGGTAATGTTGCATTAGGAAATCAAGCATTAGATGATGGTTCTTTATCAGGAGATAATAATAC